TTTAGACATGGTCGCCAGTTCTTTGGCCTGCCGTGTCCATATTTTGCCAGATGGCAAGATAATACTCGTTCGGAATGGTAATCCGTCCGGCGCCCCGGCTACGTCTACTAATAATAGTCTAGCCCAAATCTTGATGTGGTCAATTATGCTCATGATCTATAAGGAAGAGCGACCTGAATGTAACCTCGAATTCACAGAATTCTTGAGGGACACAGGCTTCCTATGTATGGGTGATGATGGTACTTTGGCCATACACAATCAAGAACAAATGGACTTCTGTAAAGAAGTCCCTCGACTCTGGAACCTTATTACAGGGGTCAATTGTACGATCGAGTTTGTTCCTAACATTGAGGAAAGTATCTTTCTTGGAAGAAAGGCTTTTCGTCGCAATGGAAAATGGTTTTCCTATTGTTACGACTATGACCGAATTTCCTTTGGCTTGATTCATAAGAGTGGAAAATTAATAAATTTCACTTCTTTGCGTCAACAAAGGTTATTAGGTGTGTGGCAAAATGTTAAATGGTTGCATTTGCATCCAAAACCAGGATCAAAGAAAACTCGTGGTATTTACAAAGTTCTCTTAGCGATTGAGGCTATCTTAGATAGCATCTCAAAGAGGGGGCTTATGCACCGTGATGTTCGTATGGTTTATAACCGTGATAAAGTGTTACTTTCAACTTTTCTTCAACATGAAGCTAATCAATATTCAGCTTGCGCTATTAAAACAGACGCTGAATATTTTTTACATCATGGTAGGAAATAAGAAACTAACGTATTCGGAGTTTGTTGCTAAGCACAACTCCAAGTTTTCGAAAGAGAAACTGTCTAAGACAGAAAAAGCTAGAAGATATGATGATTATCTTCGCCAAATGCCGAATGAGAGTGTTGGGAGAAATCCTACCACCAGGAAGTCGAGTAACCGCTCACTTTCGAAGAGAAAAACCTCTTCTAAAGCACCTTCCAATTCCGCAATTACACAGCATAAGGCTCAGTGTATTCAGAATTATTTGAAATCTTTGTTAGATCCCTTTGATCGAAATAGTGCTGTAAGACTCCCAGCGGTAGTTGATGGTTTAATCCCATCCGTTGTTGTCCATCATCATGAACATGAGCGTTTGCCAGCATTGGCAAACAAAGTCTCAATCATGATGCGACCGGACATCAGCCGCTACGTGAATTACAACTCGTTCTTAGTCGACGATGTCGTTTTAAGAACAGCTAATTGGGTCGCTTGTAAAGGCGATGCTGACTTAGCCTCTAAATATTCTGGATTTAAAGTAGTGAGTCAGGGGATTCGTGTTAGATACACTGGACCCCCCCTCACCTGCACTGGCATACTAGGTGCTACTGTAATCCCACCTGGTAATGATTTAAATAATAAATCATTCCAGGATCTATCAACTCTACCGTACACAAAGATCGGACCTGCGATTGACGGTATTGAAGTTGTCTCCCTTCCTTTTTCTATGGATCAAGGATTTCGGAGAACCAATATGACTCCCAATTTAATTGGTGGTCAGATCGCTCCGCTACAGACCTGGGCTGGTGGTAATACCTCCAACCCAGCTAATGCGTCGAGCGAGAATCTGTATG